CTTTCTATGCGCTGTCATTAGGCTATCGGAGCCGTCCATGGTAGGAAGAAAAGCTGTTAAGTTTTCAATTGCCTCACTTAGCATTTTTCGTAAGTTTTGCTCTTCCCCACCGCCTGTCTGTGAGTTTGTCAACGAACTTGCAATACCATACTCTATAACGCCCATCTTACCGTTTTTTATTACACTTAGTATAAAATCGGCGTCTAGATTACCCTCCTTCTTTAGCTTTTCTAGCTCTGCTTTTACATCAGCCCCCATTTCAACAGACGCTTTATTTGTAGCATCTATGGCCGCATGTACCGCATCATTCATTTGATTTAAAATATTAGAGCCGCCGTCTTCGTGGGTTTGCGCTTCCGGTTTTAATCTTGCCGATTTCCCCCGCTCATATTTTCTAGTCTTACCCTTCGCGTTCACTCTTTCAAGCCCTTTTGGTTTCATTATTATTTTGGTTAAGAAGTCGTCATAAAAGGTTCTCATTGTAGCATTATAAGCGTTCTTTAAAGTGATATAGTTATTTCTTTTTCCCTTTTTAATAATAAATGCGGATACTTTACCCCCGGGGTACTCAGTTACAACTACTTCGCCATGATTATTCCTTTCTAGCTCCAGAAAATCCTTCAGCATCTGAGCGGATAGATTTGTTACTAACGTATCATACTCTGTCTGCATATTTGGAGGAACATCACCGCCAAGCTTCTTTAAAGCATCTGTAATTTTATCAGGGACGTAAGTAAGGTTAGCAGCTTTCTTGTCTCCCTTTGATGTCCTATACTTTTGCAAAGCGTCAGTCTGCGTTAGCTTGCCTTCCATTAGCTCGATATCTAATTTAATAAGAAAGTTTTTTAAGTTCTCACTAGACATTAAAAGTTTTTATACAAGTCTAAGACTCTCTTGATATGGTCTGGAAATGCCACATTGTTAGACTGGCTTGAGCTACTAGCATTCTGTATGCTTGCTCCTGCAATAGTTCGTCTCTCTTTATGCTCGTCCTTAATATAGTAAGTAATCAAATCGATTACCGCCAGTTTTAAGTCAGCAGGGACTACACTGTATCCTGCAGTGTATACAATTTTAACTGCGCCAACGCCCCTTGCCCAGTTCTGATAACCTCCAGAGGTAGTTCGAAATAAACTATCAGTGTTATTATCTAGAAAGTACTCGTAGCCTCCAGTAGTCAGGGTGCTATAAGGGGTGTCGTAGCTAAGCCTCTCTTGTACGCTAGTAACAGCTACAACAGGGCTTTCTGTAAGTTGTACAATATGAGTGGCCCAATCTACATTGAGCACTTCAGTTTTTGCAGAGCTATAGAAGTCTACAAAACTGTTCCCACAATAAGTTTTTATTAATTGACTTACAGACGGAATCGTAGTGCTTATCTTTAAATCCTCTTTTGGAGTAGATAAGCCCTGAGCGTCTTTATAATCTTGTAATGTTATTAAATCAGCCATAAGTCCATTAATAAAAACTGGGGGAGAGAACTCCCCCAATTTCCATGATTACTAAGTAATCTATTACGCGTTAGCTGTAAGAACCAAGCCTCGAGCACCATTGGTGCCTTCGAGAGCTTTAAAGCCCAGTGCCTGGCTAGCAACAAGAATGTTGCGCTGGCGTCCAACTTCGTAATCCGTTTCAATTGTTACGCCACGCAGACGTGGGATAACAAAACGGCTTGTATTAATAACAAGTGCAGCAGTACCTTGGTTAGCAGGGTTGAGCTCCGCAGAGACAACAACTGGTGAACCAAAGACAGTACCCATCATACCATTAATATTGGCAGCGATGTCAGAACCTGCTTTATCAACAGTTCGGAAATCACCATCTTCTGCAAGAAGATCGTAGTACACGTCCATAGAAACAACATAGACGAGGTCAGCAGGATTAATACCATACTTACCCATAGCAGCGCGACCGGCTTCCAACATAGCAGTACCAAAAACAGGTAATCCATCAAGCTGTGCAAGCACAGTAGTTGGGGCAGACTGGAGACCAGTACCTTTGTCAGAACCGTTTCCGCCAGCGATACCAGCGATAACACCTGCAGTACCATAAAGAATGGCCTGATCAGTTGCTACACCGTGTGCGCGTGCAAGGCTTGAAGTAATCATGGGGATAAACGAGATCAAAGAAGTCTCATCCACATCATTATCAATCATCTGACCTGCTGCGAGACGCTGAGTGTTCAGTACGCGGTTAGCCACGTCGAACTGGCCGTTAGTTCCACCAACTGTATCCAAACGGTCGTTAGGAGTATCGATATTGTAGGTAGTTCCGAAAGTTGCAGGATTAACATCCGCAACGAAAGGCATTACTGTAGCACCTGAAGTAACAGCGATTTCTCGGAACAAGCCCATGAGCTTAGTTTCGAGTTTAACTTCTTCTTCAAACTGCTGAGTTACAGTAATATCCAGATTACCGGCTGTGCTTTGTGCACCAAAAGAAGTAGCTTTCTCAGTTACTTCCTGACCTAAGCTAGAATTCCAGCCTTTGCCAGTGATGGCGCCGTATACTTTAGCTTCAAGTACTTCGCGACCATAAACTTCTTGGGACTTGTGTGAGAACTCATACTTGCTGTTACGCATAGATTCAAGTTCGTCAGCCTTCTCTTTAACTTCGCCTTCAAATTTCTTGGTAAGCTCAAAGATTTCATCTGCTTTTGCAGCTTCAAATTCTTTTTGCATATCTTCTACCAAGCGCGTAGAACCTGATTCTACACCTGATATGATTGCGGTTTTAACTTCTTCCTCTTGCTGAGCTTTGGCGTCTGCAGTTGCAGTTGCTTTCTCATCAAGTTCTTTTTGTACAGCCACATCGGCTGCTTTTTGCTCGGCTTGCTTCATTGCGATTTTAGCAGCAGTTTCCTCAGCTACTTTTTTAGCAAAAGCTTCCAAGTCAACGGGTTGAGTTGTCTCTTCAGACATTTGTATCTCCTTTTGGACTTGCGTCCCGTCACTAATAGTGAAAGTTTTTTTGAAATCCTCGTACTCTGACATAGAGTCAAAAGATTTCGCTAGTGAAAAAGTAGCTGATTGATTACACGGTACCGATACTACCGATACTTCAAACAACTCAGCGTCCTTTATTCTTAATCCGTCGGTTTCCTCTAAATAATCAGCGTCCTTGACTCGAAAACCAACAGAAAAGGCTCCAAGAACACCGTCTTTAACTAACTCAGCTACATCACCAGCAGACTTGCTGATTTTTGCAGTGAGCTCCAATCCATTTTCAGTGCTATTTAAACCTGTAGCTCTGCCAATGGGTCGGTTATAATCGTGATTGAAAAGAATAATAGGATTCTTTTCGAAGTTACTTAGTCCACCCTTAGTCCACGCGTCAGCGGAAATAGAATCGCCTGCGCGATCAAAGTCTGCTGTACTCGCCATACCTTTGATCATGATACTTCCATCATCCTCAGTATGTGACTTAAAAGTAGAGGTAAGATTAAATATTTTTTCCATTATCTCCTCCTAGCCCTTCTTTTTTAACCTTAGGGGCTGCTTTAGCTTTAGGTTTTAAGTCCGCAGCTTCTGGAGTAAGAGACTTTAATCCCCAAACTATGCTATCCCAGGAGCTAGACCATACCTCATCGTCAAGGTAGGAGGCTTCAAACCATTTGGTTTTACAGGCTTCTTCTTGGCTTATAAGGTACCCTTGTTTAACAGAAATTGCCGCTAAACCTTTCAAAGCTATATGCTTATGCTTCTCGTGTAAATTCTTTGCTTTAACTCTTTTCATTCTTCTGGCTCCTCCACGGGCCTTCCGCCTTCATCGGGGTTTGCTGCTGACCCTGCTATGTTAGCGGGGACTCTAACTTCATCCTGCCCTTCTAAAGCTTCAAAGCCTAGTTGTTCTCTTGCTTCGTTAATGGTTATAATTCCACCGTTCACTAGAGAAGTATAGTACTGAGATTGATCCCGTAGCTCTGGTTGTAAGGCAGGAATATCTGTAACATCCTCCTTTATACTAAAGCCAAAAAATCTCTCGAGACCAAAGTTGAGTTTCCTAACGATAGGAAGTATAGTCTCCAAATAGTACAGTCTCATATTCGGACGTATGTTTGCGTTATTACCAGAGTCGAGCAAAATAGGAGGTACTCCTATTGCCTTTAATATTATCTTTTCGTTGTCTGCAATGGCAATCTGAAAGTCAAGTTCTTTGAAATTGACATTTGAAATTGAGTCCACTTCGATGCCACCATCGAGGATCAGGGGTCTACGACCTCCTGCATCCGGCTTGTATCGTATCTGCCAGGATTGTAACATCCTTTCTTTAATTTTCTCAGATAGAGTATTAGGGGATTTAAGTACTAAACCTGGTACTGCTCCATTCTTGAAGAAGTTATCCTGGAAAGCTCTCATACTTGTCATCAAAGCCATTGTACGAACAGCGGGCTTGAGACGTGAGACTCCTCTATACTGGTCATGGAAAGAGTTTTCTTTTATGTGTATTATCTCTTGTGGGGTGTAGTCTACTTCGTTATAAGTATACTTCTCAACAAAAGTTTTAGGGTCTCCATGTATTGTAATTTTGTCGGCAGGGATGTGGTAAAGGTGCGCACCATCATAGTAGATAAAGATGTTACCGTCTAAGAGATAGTCGGTGATTAAGTTACGCTTGAAAGAGTTAATGTCTTGAAAGAGGTTAGGCTCTTCGTTTATAAGCCTGTGTACTTTAGACCTCTTTATACCCTTTATAACACCGGGCATGCCTATAGACTCAAGTACCGCAGGAATCTCTGCACAGTCATCAACAACCATATTCACAGCGCGGTTGACGATCTCTAAGGTTTCATAGTACTGTTCATAACTTTGCGTATACTCGCGCGAGGATTGTGTCTGACCGAAGTATTGCTGGATAGGGTTAAGTTTTTCGTAAACTTCTACCCTGTCCTCTTCGGTTCCTCTGAAGATATTGTTATACCATGCCATTATGCTTTTCTCTTTGAATCTCGACCCACCGCATTTGTTTCTTT